AGCCTTAGCCACATGGTGGATTCAATTCTTAATAACTGTTTCCTGTACGGGGATGAATCCCTGAAGAAGGACGAGGAGTTTAAACTCGGTATCGAGGATGCAGTTGAAAATCTCATTGATGTTCCAGAGTGTGAAGTTGATAGTGTGAACGGTAACATTCTATTGACCACAAATGGTGTAAGCCTCGAAGTAAGAAAGGCAGGAAGAGGCGATATCAGGTTTGCAGAAGATAAAAACCCTGAAAGGAAGGCGCTTGATACTCCAATACATTTATTGGAAAGGCTTGCTGTAAATGCAGAACAACTGGAAGAGATAAAGAAAAATGTTCCTGTTTACATCAGCATGTTGTTTGAGGTTACCAAGCTGAAGGATAAAAAGGACGTTGAGATAAAAAACTTTTAGAGGGAGCGGAGAAATCAATCTCCAGCTCCCTTTATGAACAATACGATTCATGTATTCTATTTTACACAGGTCGCAATCCAGATGATCTAACTGATGAAGAGTGGGCGCGCACCGCAAAGATGATAGAATGGGTGCGTGAACAAGAAAGGTTACATAGTATTAAAAGAATACTACCCACTTTATGAAAGTCTATGAGTATATACTTCGAATAAAAGACCAGGCGAGTGATCGCATTAGTCGCTTTGTTCGAAACATAGACAGTAGCAAAGCCAAAGTAGATCGGTTCAATAACAGCTTAGGACAAGCTTGGTCTGCATCAAACATGCTAAGTGGTGGTCTGGCTCGTCTGGCAGCAATAGCGGGGCCAGCAGTAATAGCAGCGACTTTAACAGCCGCTGCTTTTAGTGCAAGCAAACTTGCCAGGGAGTTTGAACAAACCCGAATCAGTTTCGAGGTAATGATCGGCTCGGTCAAGCAAGGCCGGGCTTTGCTGCGTGATATCGAGGAGATGGCGGTGATCACCCCGTTCAAATCTTCCGATCTTCAATCAAGTGGCAAGCTTCTTCTTGGGTATGGTGTAAGTGCTCAGAAGATTCTACCTACACTAAGGATGCTCGGAGATATCTCTGGAGGCAATGCCGAGAAGCTTCACTTCCTTTCCTTAGCCTTTGCTCAGAGCCAGGCAGCAGGACGGCTCATGGGACAAGACCTTCTTCAGATGGTCAATGCTGGTTTTAACCCTCTTCAAACGATCAGTGAAAAGACGGGAATCAGTATCGGTGTGCTGAAGAAGAAGATGGAAGAAGGTGCAATCTCTGCAAAGATTGTAGAAGCTGCATTCCGTTCAGCCACACAAGAAGGAGGCCGCTTCTATGGCATGATGGAAAAGCAAAGCCAGACTTTCGAAGGCAGGATGAATGCCATGAGCGAGAAGACAGAGATATGGATGCGTGGCATTGGACAAAACATCAACGCTTTCCTTGCCCCGCTCCTGGATGTAGCCATAGAAAAGATGGATGAACTTCTTGATAAAGGTGGTAAGATGGTGAATGACGCAAATAAGCAGCGTGATTCCTTCCGTGATCTTGCAACCAATATCAGGCCTTTGATTGCTGAGTATGAGAAGTTACGATACTCATCAAAGCTGACAGCTGATGAACAGACTCGCTTAAATGAATTAACGAAGAAGATTGGCGTAGCGGTTCCTTTTGCTACTGAGAGTTGGGATGGTTATGGAAACGTATTACGTATTGATTCTCAAAAAGCGAGACAGTTCATTGATGATCAGGAAAAGTTATTCGAACTACAAAATACACAGGCACAACAAGAGGTTTTAAAAAACCTTACTGAACTCCGCAAGAAAAAAGAATTTGCGGAGGGGTTCATGCGAAGGAACCAAATGGGAATGTTTGACAACACTTCCATTCAATCAAACAAATTCCAAAAATCAGGCTTGGGTGCACTCAAGGATATTTCGGAAGAAGAAACGAGGTTGAAGAATCAACTGAGTCAACTTCGAAGTGACAGGGTAAAGGCATACCTGAAGGAAAAGAAAGAAGGGCCGGTAGATGACTGGAAGCAGATCGGTAACGAAATCAATAGCAAGGGTAAGAAGGCAAAGGATGGTGTTGATAGAATTACCGGAGGTGGAAAACAGCCGATCAATGTAACCATCAATGTAACTACGTTAAACGGTATTGCCAACGTTGAAGAAGTAAATGGACAGTTAGAGATAAACGAGTTGATGAAGATGATGGAGAAGGCAGCAACTGAAGCAGTGATCAGAGTAATCAACTCAGGAAACTATGCAAGCGCACAATGACACCAGGACAAAGAGGTAGTAAATATGATTTGAATGAGATGTACCGAAATGCATTCGGTCACATTCGCCCTCCTTACCCTACTGTGGTAGCGGAGAGCCGTACTGTTGGTTTAAATCCTGTTGGTACAGTCCGCGCTTTGCGTGGACTCTTCCGTTTTGCCAGTGGGCTTGGTGCTGACTACACCATGCCAACTAGTTTAAATGGATGGCAGTTGCCAAATGAGCCAATCATCCGCATCAATGCAAGTAAGGATATCAAGGAAACGAAACTGACCAGGTTGGATAGCAACGGGTTTATAAACAGGCAGAATGTGCTGGAAGAAATAAACCAGAACAACTACCGCATAAGGCTCCGGGGTCTTTTGATCAATGAGGAAGACCCTGATGATTATCCCGAGGAACAACTCAGGAAACTGCGTGAGATTGTGTTGTCAGCTGGCAGTGTAACGATCAACAATGCCCTGACTGATATGTGGGGTATCTCAAGAATTGCCATCGAGGATTTTGATTTGGAAGAATTGAGAGGAAACATTTCTGTGCAATCCTATAGTATCGTTGGATACTCGGATTCATTTGTGGATTTGGAAATGGTGGATTCACCAGAACGTTTATGAAAATACTGATCATGTTTGTTTTAATGTGCGAGATCACTATTGGCAACTATCGGTTCCGCCAGGTGAATGAAGTAAGAATTGAAAAGAGCTGGAAGCAGATCGGTGCAACATGCACGATCAAGCTGCCAAAACATGTTCGTACCAATGAGCTGGAGACAAAGACACTTGAGGATTACATCAAAACAGGTGACAGAGTCCAGGTTAGGCTCCGGTATCTGGGGCTTCAGGAGCGCGTTGAATTCGAAGGATACGTGTCCAGGATCAAGCCTAATATTCCTTTTGAGATCGAATGTGAAGATGATGTCTATTGGATGAAAAGAACCCCTATCATGAAAACTTGGCCAAAAGAAGTAAAGGCCACATTGACCACTGTAACTAAATACATAATTGGAGAAGTGAATAGGTTGTACCCACAGGCTGGTTTAAGACTCAGTAGCAATCTTCCTTTGGTAAACTTTACAAATGAAAAGGGCTTTACAATTCAGGCGGGAAATAATGCGGCCACCGCCCTAGAGAAGATACGAGAAACATTTGGGTTAGTCTCCTATTTAAAAGGGAATGAATTATTCAGTGGATTAAGCTACCAGAAGACCTACGGACGAGTGAAGCATTCAATGGCGTGGAACATTATCTCCAGTGATCTTACATATAGAAAAGAAAGTGACACTAGAATAAGGATTAAACCAGTAGGGTTTCGGAAGAACAATACCAAAGTAGAAACACAACAGATTGTTGGTGATGCCGATGGAGAGCTAAAGACAATTCATTACCTAAATATAACTACTGAAGCTGAGCTGCTTACCCTGGCAAAGAATGACCTGAAGAAATACAAGTACGAAGGGTTTGAGGGAGGCTTTGAAACATTCTTGTACCCTTATGCTGAGCCACTAATGATCACCGATCTGACCGATCCTCAATACAACGGGGCGCGTGATGGCAGTTACATAATCGACAGCGTAGTAACAACGTTCGGCATTGGTGGTGCGAGAAGAGAAATTGAGCCTGGCATAAAACTGAGCGTATGAACGATGCAATAAAGCTGGCTGAAAGTATGAGGAATGCATTCAAGGGGCCTTTGCAATTTGAAATTGCAACTGTTAAGTCTGTGAATGAAATCGATCTTACTTGCGTAGTGCAGTTATGGGATGATACAGAGATTACAGACGTAAGACTGAAAGCTGCGATTGACAATGTGACCGATGGACTTGTGCAAATCCCACTGGTAACCAGCACCGTCATTGTTGGAAGGATTGGCAATGATGATAGCACCAGGTTTGTTGCCCTATTTTCAAACGTCACTAAAGTGGTGTTCTATGGTGGTGAGAATGGTGGTTTAGTGAAGTGGCCCGATCTGAAGTCGGAACTAAATAAAACCAACGAAGTTGTGCAGGCAATTGTAGACGCATTGACCAATTGGACAGTTGCTCCTGGCGATGGTGGTGGAGCATTAAAAACTCTGGTCACTTCCGGACTTGCTGGTAAAGTAGTTGGTAATTATGAAGGCAAGGAAAACAATAAGGTATTGCACTGATGCAGGACTATCTACTTGATGACTTCGACCTCGCTATTGACAATGGCGATTTTGTTGTTGGCGAAAGTACAAGTCAACATCAACAACTTCTCCTTCTTTTGAATAAAGGGGAGCTGAGGCAGTACCCCAAGACTGGAGTAGGTGCGATTACCTTCAGTAATGATGATCAGCTTGGAGGATTGTATACGGAGATTCAACAACAGTTCGAGGCAGATGGAATGCAGATAGAGAAACTGGTTGTTAATAGTAATGGAACAGTAGATATAAAAGCGAGGTATGGTAACATTTAAAGACGAGAGCTGTGTTGACCTGACTGTTCGGGGTTATAGCCACATAGAAGGGTTGGTTCGTCTTTGTGTTGACAATGGATATCCAGTTGACTTCGAAGAGACTGTTGGTGATACGAATTGTTTTATTGATCAAACAATTCTTGTTGATTTAAAAGAGAAACGGCCACTGTTTCCACAGAGGGTAACACAAAAGATGCAGTCTGTTGTAATTCAGAGCGGACAGAATGTAGTTGATCTTGCACTTCAGGAAACCGGAAGTATTGAGGGTCTTGTGGCATTGTTGAATCTCAATGGACTTGCCATTAATAGTGTCCTGGTACCGGGCAACGAGTTGAAGACAAAGACTGTCGAGGTGGTAAGTGAAGAGGTAAGAAGTTTCTACAATGACCTGAATTATAAAGTTAACACCGGAGATCAGGAAGATGTACCGATTAACGTTCGCCTTCTGGAAGATGGAAGTTATCGGTTGTTAGAAGACGGTTCATATAGACTTTTAGAATAAAAAATGGCTGACGAAAAAATATCAGGTTTAAATGCAGCTAGTCCCTTCTCTGGAGCGGAACTCTATGAAGTTGTACAAGTTGGATTGAATAAAAAGGCTACTCTTGTTCAGTTGTATAACTACCTTCTGGCTACCGGTATTGATACCGTTACAGCTCGCAATGCTGCTATTCTAGTACTTGACAGCTCATTGAAAGGTGGAGTTCCTTCGGATGGGGATACACTAAACAAACTTTATAACCTGATTGTAAACTCAGGGACAATTAAGCATACATACGCAAATATCGCTGCCCTGCTTGCTGATCAGTCTGGACAGATTGCTGGAGGATGGTACATGGTTCAAAATGCAACCACCGATCCAACAGTCAGTTCCGGATGGGCAATCTACATGCGATTAAATACAACTTCAGGAGCGTTAAGTGATTACCAAAAGGTACTTGAGCAAGAAGGCCTTGACCTAGTGGTCAATGATGCAAGTGAAAGCACCAAAGGAATTATCGAGGTCGCCAGTCAGACAGAAACAAATGCAGGCACTGATGACAACCGAGCAGTTACCCCAAAGAAATTAACTGCACGGCTTTCTTTAAACCGATTTGTTACGGGCAATGATGCTATCGTACAGGCAGATAATTTAGCAAAGGTGTATTTCAATAGTTCGACAGATATCACTTTCACCATTGATCAGTTAAGTGTTGATACTACTGTGATGCTGATTAACATAGGCACTGGTAATGTGTCGTTTGTAAACGGCTCTGGAGTTATGGCTACCGGAGTTGTTTCCCTGCCAGGAGGGT